TCCCTAATAATAACTTGAATATCAGCGTCTGCAAAAATCTTAAAAGTGTAGTTGAAGGTATCGAGTGTACCATTACCTGCGTAGGAGTTCTTTACTGTGGTTGAAGATATTGTCATATTAGTTACCTCTATATACTATTCTTTATCTTGTTCAACATTTTTAATTATTTGTAAAGCCTTTTGTGCTAAACCAATTCTTTCTATATATAAATCATCTATTATGTCTCTTTTTTCTTCTGAAGTAAAAAGAGTTCCATCATCTTTATATTTAGCATTATATATAATTTTTATTGATTTTATTATATTTTTCATTTCAGTATCTATATCTACAACAGCTTTTAAATCAAAATTAACTTTGTCTTGTTCTTTTAAAAACGATTCATAGTCACCAGTTTCTAATAGATAATCAACAGTATTAAATAATTTTTTATATTTATTTGTTTTGTCATAATATTCTTTTACTGATTTGGAATAACCATAAACATCTTTAACATCAAAAGCTCTTAATCCTGGAATTTTTGTTATAGGATCTTCTGGTTTAATTGGATCATCTATAACTCCACCTTTTATTAAAAGATTATCAGTAAATTTTTTAACCATTCTCCCAATATCACCAAACCAACCATCATAAACATTTTCTATCCAAACAGGGTTAGTTAAATTAGATTCGTCTCCTACTAAAGAACTTAATTTATCAGCGAATAATTTTATTGTTTCATTTGTATATTCTGTAGAATAATATTTATTTTTCATATTTGCTGGTGCATCTTTTGGTAAAATTGGAGATCCTTTAAAAAAACTATAATCCATTAAATTTTCAATAAAAGGTTTGCTCCATGTTGGAATGGGATTAAATGATTTAACATTGTTTAATAAAAAATCTTTTGAAAATTGTTTTAATTCTTCTTTAGATTTATTATCAGAATCCATCCAATCTAAAGTTTTTTCAAGAAGAGATGAAAAGAAAGTACCTGCTTCAAAAGGTTTTGGTAAAAAAAATTCAAAACCAGCAACATCTGAATACCATTTATTTTGTTTAATATATTCTGGCATTTCTTTATATTTTTTATTATCTCTATTAAGAATCCAAAATCCTAATGTTGGTAAAAGAATTGTAGCACCAATCATAGCCATAAATCTTTGTGGTCTATTTTTTGCTGATTCAACAAGTTTAGTCATACCTTGAACTCTTGCATTCCAGAATGTAGAATATCTATTTACAGTTGCACCAAAAGTTCCTTTTTTAGCATAATCTAAAAGATCTCTACTTTCAAAACCAGCTCTTTCAATAGCTTCTCTTTCTGTTAAACCTTTCTTCTTAGCTTTTTGATAAACCTTTTCATTAATACCTATCCTTGTCATTGTTTCAGAAATATTTGTAAGATATTGTAATGGTGCAAGAATACCTTTGTATTCATTTCTCATTACTCCTTTATTTAAAATACTATGAACTTGAGAATCAAATAAACTTCTATCAATAGAAGTTAAGGTAGATTGCATTCCACCACCTTTCATGTATCTTTTATATGCTTCATTTGCTTTTTTAACATTACCTTTAAACACAATAAAAAATAAACCATAGATAGAATCTGCAATAGGAACCCAACCAACTTTAGATAAAAAAGTTGCTTGTAATGTATCTCTAAAAAAGTTTGGCAATACAAAGTTTGGTGTAACAATAGCACCTGCTCTTAATGTTCTTGATGGTGCAGACATCCATTTTTGCCATATATTTAAAGCTGGATTATCCATAACTCTAAATGCTGTAACTAAATCACTTCCTACTTCCCACACTTCATACTTTCCGTTCCTTCTAATACCAAAAGAAACTTCATCTGGTCTTACAGCTTCTTGTCTAAAAATAGTTAATTCTTCTATTCCTTTATCTGAAACTTTATCTAATTCTTTTTTATCATAAAACTTTTCTAATTCTTTTCTTTGAATTTTTATAGGTTGTAATGTAGCTTTTTTTTTGTTTACATAATCAAATATTTTAGGATCAGTAGCTTTCATTTTTTCAACAAAATTTATAAAATCTACTTTGACCTTATTTAATTCTGTCATCCTAACAATCATATCTGTGTTTTTAACTATGCTTTCTAATGGATCTATTATTTTTGTTTTATCACCTTTTATTCTTTTAAATGGATTAGCAGAACCATTAAAACCAGATTCTCCTGTTCTTGGTAAATCTCTAGCAAGAGTAACATAATTTTTATTTAAAGATCTCATTGCTTCGGCAGCTTCTTTAGTTATTAAACCACCATCAACAGCATATTGTAATAATTTATCTTGATAAGAATAAATTTCTTTTTCAAAATCTTTATAAGTTTTTTTTATTTTTTCATTAGGTTTTCTTTTAGAATATTTATCAACAAATATTTTTGCATTAGCTATATCTATACCTGTTTCAATATTTCTTTGTGATAATTCTATTGCTCTTTTATTAGTTAGATAGGTACTAAATAATCTTAATTCATCTTTTGAATTTTTTAATGATGCCATTGGTTCTACTATCTTCATTAATGAACTTCCATTTTCTGCTAATGTTTTAAAATCTAAAGTTCCATACTCTATAAAATGTGCAGATCTTCCTTGCATACCTTCCATTATTCTTAATGATTCATATATATTTAATTTTTCAATACCTGTTTTTGTATTAACTTTAGCTTCTCTCAATGCTTCTAATACTGGATATTTTTGATCTACAAGTTCTACTATAAATTTTCTTTTAGAATTTTTTGCTGTTTCCTTTATTGCTTCTTTAGATAAATTCATTTTAGGTGGTTCAAAAGACATATTTTCTGCTGCTTTATTAGCAACAGGATCTTTTAAAAATTTTAAAGGTTCTGATATTTTTTCAGAAGGAACCTCAATAAAATCCTTTCCTTCTTTAAGTTCTATTGTTTTTTTACTATATGATCTTGGAACAATTATATTTGAAGAATTTAAATCTTCTCTCATAGTTCTATCTTTACTTGCATTTAATGCAATGTCTGTTGGTTTATCTCCAGTTTTAACAAAAATTTCTTTTGATTTTTTTTGTGCGAATTTGTTAGGCAAAAATATATTCATTAAAGCAAACAATGCTGAAGTAGTAGCAAACTCTTCTTTAGTTGGAATCTCTTCATTTAAGAGTAAACCTGTACCTTGATAACCAATTATTTGAGCAGCTGTATTTGTAAAAAAATTTTGTGCAGCAGGTCCAACAACTGGAATTTTTAACATAGGTAATGCAGCAGATGCAGAAAATTTTAAACCTTCTTTAGTTCCCTCTAATAAAGTTTCCTTTAATAATATTTCCATAATATCAGAGGGTTTTTTTTGATCTTGATTTTCTAAAACTTTTAATAGTGTTGCTCTAGTTGTAGTAGGTATAGCTGCTGCTGTAAAAGCACCACCTATTGGTCCAGCGGGAGATCCCGCTAATGCACTTAATCCATATAAAGGAAGTTCTAAACCTAATGTTCCTACTGTTTCTAAAAATTCTTCTGTCCAAGTATAATCTTCTGGATTTGGTAATTTAAAAGCATCTGGAGTTCCTTCTCCAAGAGCTACTCTTTTTGAAATATTATATAAATTTTTTCCAAGTATATTTTTTAAAACAATATCGCCATCAAAATTTTCTCCAACAATACTTTCTTTAATATCTGTTAATGATTTTTTTACTGTTTTACCTCTAGCTAAATTTGATTGATATAGCATTTCATCATCTGGTGAAACTATGTCTTGAGATAAATAATCTTTTGTTATTTTATTAATGTATTCTTTTATAATTGGATCTTCTTCTTCTAAAAATCCATAAGTTTTATTAACATCCTCATCTGAAAAACCTGCGGCTTTAGCTGCATTTATTTCATCAGCATAAGAATTTTTTATTTCTTCGTTTGTAAAGCCAGCTTCTTTTGCTGCTTCTATTTCTTGTTGGATGCTTTCCATTCTCTCCACCGTGTTAGCCATTGTGAATGTGATTCATTTTCTTTTCTTTTTGGTTCTTTAGAAGATGGAACATATTCTTTTTTCTTTGCATAACTTAATAAAGAATTTCTCAATTCTGATTTAGTTGGTGCATAACTTAAAATGTCTTTAGCAATATAATTATTAGATCTAGGATTTAATAATTCGGATGGTAATAAATTATTTTTTAATCCATCATTAAATCTTTTATACATATCTTGTCTAAAAGAACTTAATCTACTATTATAATTATTATCAAAAACTTTAGCTGTAGGAGTACCTTGTATCATAGTTGCAACTTCATCAATAAAATTAAAAAATTTTTTATTTGATTCTTGTAGTTTAGGATCTAAATTATTTTCAAAAATATTAATAAAAAAATTATCATCATCTAAATTAATAGATCCATCACCAACTCTTTCAGTAATACTTTTTTTTTCAGTTTCACCTGCTAATATAAATTTATCATAAGGATTATTTATTTGACCATTTAATATTTTTTTAATTATTTTATCGTTTGTAGAATAATCTGTATCTAAACTTATTTGTTTATTTATTATTTTATTATTTAAATTATTTATTTGAGAATCTATATCATTATTGCCTGTATAATAATTATTAATTAAACTTGGATCTATTCCATAAACTTTATTATCATTTCCTAAAAGAGCTTTTGCAACTTTCTTTTTAGATTCTAATGCTTGTTTTCCTGTTACAAATTTTATTTGATCGTCTTGGAATTTAGCTATAACTCTTAATTTACTTCTCAGTTCTTCTCTATTATCACCTTGAATTGTTTTAAAATTATTAAGATCTTGTAAAGCAACAATAGCTCCATTAGCATTTGTAACAGACATTTTCATAACCATTTCTGTTTCAATAAGTCTTGGTAAATTTTCTTTGTAAATATTAAAATCTTCTTCTCTTACAATTCCATCTTGAACTAAACCTCTATAATCATTTAAAATATCTTCAGATAAAACTTTAAATTGAAAATTATTTCCAGCTAAAGAATTTGCAATTTTAGATTTAACTTTTTGTTCTGTTTGACTTACTCTTGTAGAAACTAAATTTGTTCTAGTTTTATTAAGAATACTATTAACATATTTATTTTTACTAGCTGAAAATTCTAAATCAAAATATTTACCAACATCAGAATTTTTTGCTTGAGATTTATATTTATCTTTAATTATTTTATATTGTTCATTAAAATAATCTAATCCTTCAGATGGATTATTTTTTAATTCAGCTTCTTGTGAAGCATTAAAAACATCAACAGTTGCATCAGCAAATAATTCTCCAGCTTTTACTTTATTGGTAATCTGTTCTTCTTTTGCATAATATTCTGCAATACTAGATATTGGTTTTGTTAAAGCTCCAGCAATAGATGTTGTTGGAGAAACTTGAATATTAGTTCTAACACTAGCGGCTTCTGCGGTCGGTCTAGCTTGTGTTTGAAATGTAGGTATTTTTGGCATTAAAATTCTCCTGGTGTGATACCTTTATTTGAATTAAATGATGTTAATAAACTTTTTCCATAAGGTGCAACAGCACTAACAGCTTGACCATAATATCCTATGGATGCAATTCTTCCTTGTTGTCTAGCAATATTTCCTTGCATTCTGGCAAAATTAGCTTGCTCTAATGCTTGTGATTGTGCAACTTTAGAATTATATTCCATAACATCTTTTTGAATTTCTGCTTGTTCAGCATTTGATCTTAATATTCTTAAAGCAGAACCAGATATTTCTGCACCAGATTTTATTACAGCTACTTTTGTTTGAGCTTGTAATTGATCAAACTGTTGATCAAATCTTGCAATATCAAATTCATTTTGTTTTTCAATGGCTTCTGCTTGTTGCTCTGAAACTTGTGCATTTCTATTTTGAATATCTTGATTATATTTTCCTAAAGCAGATGCTTGCTTACCTGCTATTACAGATGTAGCTGCTGATGCTACTGCCATTTGCCAACCCATTAGAATAACCTCGCATACATATATTGATCTGAACCATCAAAGCCAAATTTTTTCATTAATCCTTCTTCCTCTAAACCTAACCACTTAGCAAATTTTAAGCCAGTTGTATAGTTT